ACCCATTTCTTAATCCTCTTTGTAATTCGTGCCATCTGGCGCTCTAAAAACTCTTTTCCCGTCTTCTCTGGCATTTCCTATAAAGACAGAGCCAGCAGGAACTCCAGCAGGAATGGCTGGTTCATTTGCGCCAATTTCTGAGCTAAACATATTCTCAGGCGCTGCTCTTCCTGCCGCCGCATATGCAGCTTCAATTGTGTTCTGCAATCTTTGTTTTTTGGCTGCGATTACTTCTGGATCGTTTCCAAGTTGCGGGAAATAAGATTTTTTATAACCCTCAAGTTGCTCTTTGGTATATGCCGCGCCTGTTGCCAGCGTCAATGCTGCGTCAAGCATATCTAATTGCGCTGCATCAACAATTTGCCTATCAGCATCGTTTGAAAGCGTTGCCAAGTAATCCATGCCCATTGCGTCAAACACAGTTGCCACTTTTCCAGGCATTTGCGCCGCTGGATTTAGTGCTATAACGTCATTGATTTGCGCCATAGCATAATCAAGCCTGTTTGCTAATGTGCCAGCCTTGCGCTCGCCTTCTGTGGCATTGCCGACATTAACAGTCGTACCGCCGCCACCAATTTGAACAATGTCGTTATTGCTCATGTTGCGCTTATACGTTTTGGTCGCATCAAGGGTAGGTATTGCAGCTACTTGTTCTGGAGTCATAATCTCAAAGCCTGGCTCTACCGCCTCTGCCACGCCTGCTATCTGCTGACCGCCTCTGAATCTAGCCTCCCCCTGACTGAGAGTATATTCCTCTGGTGCTGCCTGCTGTGGCGCATATCGCTGCTTATAGATTGAATACGCTGGTAGCAGTATTTGTGAGAGCCTGTTCACCGCTGTAGGGTCAGTGCCATCTCTCATTTGAGTGGCAAGATCAAGCACTTGCATTGTGTCGCTTGGGTCTGCGTCAGGGTAGTTGGATAATGCGTCTAGACGATCCTCTGATAGACGTATTATGTTCTCGGCTCTTTGCTCATAAGTAAGCTCTGGGTTAGACAAGAATCCAAACGCAGTGTTAGCGTCCTCGTACATAGCCCGCTGCCGAGCCTCAAGCTCTGCCCGCTTGCGCTCAGTTAGCCCCTGCTCGCGCTGCTGAATGCCTTGTGCGTACTCCTGCGCTCTGCCGCCGTAAGCTGCGCCCAGACCACCGAGGATGTCACCAAAATTAATCGCCATTATAGAATCCTCAAGTTATGGCCCAACTGTCTTAAAGTTTGGAACATTGAATCGGTTGTCATACGTCGCAGGCAAGGGGTAGTTAGGCATTGTTTGGAAGTAGTTCCGTCTCTGAGGAACGCTTTCGGACACTGGAGCATACCCGCCTTTCCTCGGCTCATACACCAATTGATTGCCCAGATTATACCCGCCTGCCGCTGCACCGAGCGCCTGTTCAGCATCAAACGATTGAGACGGTATTCTGGCAGCGCCCTGATAGGCTGCATTCTGACCGGCAGCAAGTCCTGTCTGCAATCCTGATATGCCACTAGCAAGCCCTGTTGCTTGATTTGCCGCATTCATAGCCGCCTGGTTCTGCAAGTCAATCAAGTTTGATGCCTGATTTCCGATCAAGTTGGCGTTAAACGATCCCATCCCCGAAAGCAAGTTTAACTGATTCATTGCAGCCTGCTGAAGCTGGTTAGCCTGAATCTCCCCAACCCTTGTTCGACCTGCTGCGATGTCTTGCCCAGTGCCGTACTGCATCTGCGCGATGTTCTGACCAGTTGATTGGGCAAGGTTAGCGCGACCAGTTCCAGCCTGCCCTTCGTATCCTGCCATCGTTCCACGCTGTCCAGCGATGTTTCCAGCCGTGTTCAAGGTTATGTCACCCAATGCCCCAGCCCTACCTGTAGCAAGCCCTGAGAGCGCCTGAGAGCCTTGCATCCCCATTCCAGACAATTGGTTGAGGTTTCCGATCTGCTGCTGGAGACCCTGTGACGCAAGCCCTTGACCGAAGCGTGTCAGCTCTCGCTGGACGTTGCCGCCACCCAGTCCACCAGTAGCCGCAGCACCTGCTAGGTTGCCTCTCATGCCCTGCTCAAACAGGAACTGCTCATAGGGAGACTCTTGTCTCGCAGCGTTAAACGCATCCCGTCCGAGCGCACCTGATAGAGCCAGTTGCTGATTAAAAGCCGTTGTCCCACCCTGCTGGAATGGCTGGAAATATCCACGCGCCTCGTCGAAGCCGGTGTTAATTTGACTGCTTGCTTGAGTTCCCGCTGCTCGCAGGTCATCGATGTTAATTCCATACAGTTGGTTAATTCGACCAAGCGCCGCATCGATGTCAGACCGTGATGAAGTCTCAGCACCGCGCAGGGTCGCTGTGGCATCTGTAAGCCCCTGTCCGAGCGATTCCTCAGCGCCAACCAGCCCCGTAGGAGTAGCTTCTACCCTAGCCTCTCTGTACCTAGCCTGCGCCTGATCCAGTGGCAACCCAATCGCTCTGGAGACCTGCTCAGGGCTGACCCCGTACTGCTTCATTAAAGCGTAGATTTGGCTGTCAGGAGTGTTTGGGTTGTTGGCGAAATACGCTTGCAGCTCGTAATCAGTCACCTGACCAGGCTTTGCGTTGTTAACAACCTGTTGATTATATTGTCCGTAAGCAGTTTGAGGATCAAGTCCACGCGCATTGACTACCTGCTGTGGGCTGACCTGATATTCTTGCATCAATGCAAAGGTCTGCTCGTCCGAGATGTTCGGGTTAGCAGCAAAGAAGTCGCGTATCTCTTGATCTGTTACTTGCCCTGGCGTTGCCATAATTACCTCTGGAACGGTCGCATCTGTGGGAACTGCTGCTGTGCTGGGAACTGTTGCGCCTGCGGGTTAATTAGTCCTGCGAGAGCTGCTTGGTCAATCGGTAACGACTGAGCCTGCTGCATTTGAGGCATACGCCCGCCCAGTAGTGCTGCTCGCATCGCAGGGATAGAGGACAAGTTAGCATTCTGAGCTGCTACGTTGCCGCCCTGATACGCTTGCATCCTTGGCATGAACGATTGGCCTTGCATCTGGTAGGCACGATTCAAAGCCTCTTGATTGATCTGACCGGCCTGGCCGTAGCCACCAATCATCGTGTCCTGAGCCTGCTGGTAGGCTGGCATGAGGTTAGCCATCTCAGTGTTAGCCATTGCCATTGAACGTCTGTTGGCTTTGCTGATGTCTTTCTTTTGTGATCGCTGACTCAGTGCATTGGCTCCTGCTGCTACCGCTGCCGCGCCCATCGTAATCGGGTCAAAGCCCATATATCCACCTCGTATTGTGTTGACTGAAGCCCAAATTATTTAGCATTCGTTTCAATGCTGCTCGATCATCTGGAGCCGTTGTAAAGATTTGTGTCCATCCATTCTGTGCAACCCATTTTAAGTGCCTAGCAAAACTATCGCCCATCTTTGCTCGGTCACGCAGTTTGCAGCAGATGTGAAGCTCTAGCTTTTCCCCTCTCGGAATAAACTGCACTAACGCTTTGTTATCAACAAGTACAAGGCCGTCCATGTTGCCAATGTCGTCAACGTAAAATCCCCAAGGAACACTTACGCTGGAGTGCTGCAATATCTCTAGTGCTCTCGCTTTAGTTGGTAGCGTCACAGACTCCGGTCTGCTAGATAACATTTTCGCTAAACGAGAATCCATCCTTGCGTCCTGTCGCCACCGATCTGTGAGAGCATTTTGCGATATTCAATTAATCCCGCTGTGCCTGCTGAATTAATATAAAGTTGATACTGTCTGGCCTCAACCACGCCCTCTGGCGAACCCGATCCGACAATAGGAATACTCAGCGAAGCATCAAGTGTCCACGTTCTGAATGCTTGGGCCATTTTACCAGATTCGTCAACAATTGGCTGTCCAGCATTAAGTAGTGGGGTGGTCATTTCGTGCCACCTATGATCTCAGCGTTGAGCTGTAGTATCACTGGTTTAACTGCGTCAGTCAGCGTAAATCGAAATATCTCAAAGCGTGATACTCGACCGTTGCGTCTCCAGATTGCTCGTCTGTCGTACTCGCCTACTTCACCGATTGATCTTGTCCTAGCATCTGACCAAGTCTTACCATCATTGCTTCGATCCAGACTAATTACCGGATTCACAACGTCATCATTGCCCACACCGGATTCAACAGTTAACTCTAATGACGGTACGAATATAGACTTCAAGTTGTTCTGGAAAGGTTGAGTAGCGACTCGTCTGATGATTGTGTTCTCGTACTCTGTGTAAACCAGTGGATCAATCCTGCCGATCCTGCCGTCTACAAAGTCGCCACACAGTATCTGGTTATAAGCCTTACAGATCGCAGTCACTCGAAATCTGCTCAAGTCACCATCGAGCACCGAGCGTCTTTCATGCCATCGCTTTGCAGTCAGGTCGAATACCAGAGTAGTTGTCGGGAGCGTGAAGCCGATAAAGTAGGCACCATTCTGCGAATAGGCCCATGCGTAGATAGACTCAAGCTGGGAGAGCGTTAGAGCTTGGAGCAGGTTGTCTATAGGGGTCGTGCTGATCTTCGCTGTATCGTTGCCAGAGAGCGCCCAAATGGATGGCCCTTCGTTCTCTCCACCACCCACCCAGACAACAGTGTCCTGAGCGTTGATCAGTGAGTAGGGAGCGTACACGCCTTTCTGTAAGAACAACCCTGTTCGCTGGAATGGGAAGTCAGTCCCACCTACATTTTGGAAGGCTTCAATGGTCTGTGATCCAGAGATGAACAATTGGTTCTTGAAGACAACAGGAGCAACAGTCACATCAGGATCGGATTCTGCTGTCCCAAAGTCCAAAGCGTTGTAGCTCAGGCCATCATTGGGAGCTGAACAGATGAACTTCTTGGTGTCGGTTGTGCAGACAAAGTAGGAGTCGATGAAGACAACAAACTGCGGATTGCCGTTAGCGTCAAAGTCTGTGTCTGTGATCTGTGCGAACACGTTAGTGACTTGATTGTAGATGTACCCGTTACTGCCAGGCACCAGCACCATTAACTGTGTACCGTTGTCTGCCATCGAGCATTGAGCAGTGCCTGTGACCGTGCCAAGGGTTGTAAGACTGTATGTAGCCACACCCGCCGTGATTGTCTCGACGATCTTGTACAGCACCGTTCCGTTAACAGCGTAGGCAATACCAGCCATTTCGTGCATACCACGGTTCTGGTTAGACACTGTTCCAGAAGAAACAAGTTCTACCAAGCCTGGAGTGCCAAACAAGTTCTCAGGGCTAAGTGCTGCCGCCTCGGACACGTTCACATACCAGTTGAGACACTCTTGTGCGCTCAAGGGTAGTGATGGGCTGACGTAGAACCCGCTGGTGATCGGAAGTGCTGGCATCAGTTAATACTCAATACAGCTCGGCTTACCGTGATGTTATTTGTTGCCGTAGAGTTCTGGACATAGATTTCAATGTAATCATTTGTCGCCATCGAGACCTGATACACCAGCGGAACTGCTAAGTGTTCTGCATTGTTTATCTTTGATTCGATTCTTGAGCCAGCAATTGCAGAGCCGTTCTTGTACAGATACACCTGTATGTTCTGGTTCGAACCACTGGCTGGATCAAGGCTTAATGCTGCGTTGATTGTGAGAATCTGAGTCGTTGTGCCTGTGTAAGTGATCCGACCTGCTGTTGTACAAGTTGCGTTAGTAGACAGATCAACAGTCCACGTTCCAGCAACCAGAACAGGAGTAGCAGTGGACGCGATTACAGTGG